TCTGAAGGGCTTTACCCAGGTTCTGTTTGTTGAATGACTGTGTGCCACCAAACATCGAAGCAATGTCGTCAGTCTGGTCCAACACACGACGAAGTAGTTCATCGTCAACTCCACGCGCTTCAGCCGCCAGTGGAGACGTGGCGTTTTCACGCGCAACACGCTCAGCTCTGCCTGCTGTTTCGGTTTCACGCATACTGCGCTCAACCGCCTTGGCCTCTTCGTAACTGAGTGGCTGACGCATGTCCAGTGTCATAGTCTGGGCAGGTGTACCATCCACCTGTGCCGGAGCCACCTCTAGTTGTGTGCCCGAAGCCCGTAACTTCTGTACTGTGTCCTTAACATCACGACCCAGAGGCTTGTAAAGGTCACCATGCTTGGCTTCCAACAGGTCCAGTTGCTTACGGCTGAGGGGTTTCTTGCGTGGTTTGATGTGTCCCATTGACGCAGCCAACTCGGTTAAGTCTTTGTTGGTACGACGCACAGGTGTTTCCACCACTTCAGGAGCAATACGACCACCAGCAGGCAGCTCTTCAAGCTCACGCACCACAACATCAGCGTCAGGTGTGCCCACCAGGTCAACAGGCTTAACTACAGGCAGTTCTGCTGTTTCTGCCAGGAGGTCATCAGTGGATGTGGGAACGATGTTCTCAGTGGTGGCACTTACTTTTGCTGGAGAAAGTAGTTGTTGTTTAACACCCTGGAGTTGTAGTATTTGCTTCTTGATGGGCGCGGGGGCTTTGGCGGCAACAAGACTGAACACCTCATCCTTAACCTTTGCCAGAGCACCGGGGACCACCTCATCAGCCATCTCCAGAATGCGGTTCAGTTCAACGACCACATCACTGTCCACCATGTCAGCTAGACGTGTGAGTTCCGCATCAACACGGGCAACAGCACGAGCCTGAAACACAGCATCTGCTTTCGTACTAGTCAGCACACCATCCTGTACTGTGTAAGCACCACGACGGACGAGTTCTGACACAACATTGGGAACCTCTCCAGGTTTGGTTGCGCTTGGGGTTCGGTTGACAGGTACAGCAACAGCACGGTGACCAGGGTTGGTTACCTTAGACACACCATCAGGTACTTCCACGGCACGAACATCAATGATAGCCAGGTTAGCTGGTATCTCGACATCTTTGGGTTTGACAATGGCGTTCTTTTTGATGGTCTGTTGAACCCGCTTTCTGATGTCAGCTTCCAACACCTCACGAGTTTTACGTGCAGTACTTACTGTGTCACGTAGTTTGGATGACGGAGGTAACGCAATACGTGGTGTGTATCGTGGTACTGACGGCAGAGCGCCCATAGTCCTTGGAATAGGTAGGGCTTTAACAGGGGCTGCTGGAAGTGCGCGAACGGTTTGAGTGACACGGGCAGATACACGTGGGTTTGGGACGTGTACCAGGGCACTTGAGTCAGGGATGGGTGCGCGTTTAGGCGTAGGTGGTGTGACCTTGCCAGAGATGCGCGCTTTTCGTAGGGCGTAAAGCCTGTCAACACCAAAGTCAAGTGGGTCAGTAACCGCGTCAACCAGAAGGCCAGCAGCTATCTGACTGTAGAGTTTTGAGTTGTTGTTCCAACTCGTTACAGCACGACTACCAGTGTTCAGTGCTTTGTCCAGAATGCCAATGCCAGTACGGAACTCCTTCGGTTTAGCAGTGCCCTGCTGAACACCAACACCAACCATTGCAAACGGGTTGCGTTTGTTCTGATAAGCAGCCGAGTCGTAGTCAGCACCACGAAAACCCTGAGCAGCCGACACACCAGCAAACCTTTTTACACCAGCAGCGTTGAGGGCTTGGCCGATGGCACCACGTGCAACAGCACCAGGCATGGATAACGCCCACATCAAACCGTTGGGGCGGTCGCCATACCTAAACTTCTTGTCACTGTCACGTGCCCAGTCGTGTTGAAGCAGCATCTTGGCCTCATCCCACGACAGACGACCATCACTGAACGCACCACCAAAAGGCGTAAACGTTCCGTTAGGCTGGTTTCCAAAGGCGTTACCCGTGCTGTTCATTGCGAACTTCTGGGGTGTAACGTTCGGGGCTGGAGGAATACGTGACACAAGGGGGGCTTGGGATGCGTTCCAGTCGATGCGGTCAACAATGTCAGCCGCATCAGTCTTAAACTCGGCTAGCAGTTCCTCAGTCGAGGGGCCCTCATACATGAAACCGTCGTACCAGGCATCAGGAGCATCCAGGTCCTTGACGTTCTCAAGTTGTGCGTTTGTGTTGATGTTGTCGAGTTGGTTCTTGGCAGTAGTCAGTTCAGCTACTTCACCAACTGTGGGTGCGCCTGCTTCCTGGAACTTACTTTCCTCGCCTACAGAGACAGGGGCGTTAATGAGTTCCCCCGCAATGGGGTCCAAAGCGGGGGTCAGTGGGTTGCTGATGTCGGGAGCAGGAGTGGATGTCGTCTGAGCGCCACCCACGTCCTGCGTAGCGGGGTCAAAAAGCGCTGGGCCAGCATCTGTGGGGGCCGACATCTCAGGGGTCACCACGGGGCTTGTAGATGCCTCTCCAGGGAGCGCAGCTCCGCTGCTGTTTGGGGACACAGGTATTAGAGAGGTGTCAGGTAGGGGGCTTGGGGTCGGGGGCATTGCTGCCATTGGGGGTTGTACCTGTACCCGTTTGTCGTTCTGTGACTGGATGTCGGATATCAGACTCATGCTAATGCCTCAGTTGAACTGTGATAGTGTGGTACGTCAGGCGCGCCAGCAGCTATGAGCGCGGCACCCTCACGCGTGTTCGGGTTTGCTTTTGCAGATAAACCAGTAGTCAGACGGGCACGTCTAGAGGATGAACCACCGTAGTTGTACTGCCGTCCAACCGAAGCGCCCATCTTCTTTTTGTACGCACCAAACTTTATCCAACCATCGCCAGCGCCGTCTATGTTTTCACCATTCAGCCACTTACGGTGTAGTCCAGGGCCAGCCCAGATAGCCAGCATAACGCTTTCAGGACCACGTTGAAGCGTGTGCAGACCACCCATCTCCATAGCACGGCCATGAAGGTACTTGTACACAGCATTCATCTGTGACTCGAAGCTTTGTCCGGTTGTGACACCGTAGCGTCGTCGGTTGTCTGCGTTGAACTGGATGAGTCCCTGATATCCAATACCGTTATCAGCATCAGGGTTAAAACCGCTCTCGTTGTGTAACATGTCCGCCAGCCATACGGCGGGAATGCCAAGCTTGTTGGCAACCCAGGCGAGCTTTTGTGTCGCTTTTGGACCATGACGGCTAAGCGCTCCGTAGCCGTAGTTGGCCTTTTCGTCATTTGGCCAGTCGTAGTCGGCTTTGTTTGTGCTCCATTTTCCGCTTCTGACGGGGTTGGCTTTGTTATGTGTTCGAGTAGTGTTTCCAGGAGATGCAACACCACCATTCGTAAAAGTCGCATTGAGAACTTTATGGCGCTTTCCTTTGTAGTAGTACGTACCGTCACCCAGGGGTATAGAGCCTGCTGGTAGCTTGACAGGACCGTAATGTGGTCCAACAGTTGTGTTGTTGCGTGGCATAGGAGTACTGCCCACCTTACCAGCAGCTAGTTGCTCCAGGTAGATGAGTGGGTTAATGCTCTGACCGTTCTTACCGTTTTCGTCGGTCCCAGTGCGGACCTCAAAGTGAAGGTGGTTGCCCGTAGACGTGCCAGTGGTTCCCATGTTGCCGATGCCTGAACCCGCATACACCATCTGCCCACGCTTCAGGTGTATCTTTGAGAGGTGACTGTAAGTCGTGACGGTACCATCTGCGTGTCGGACTTCAACACGGTTACCGTAACCCCCCATGCGGCCTGCAAACGTCACCTTGCCAGGAGTCATGGCTACAACCATGTCGTTACCAGTTCCCCCCGCAATGTCGATACCGTCGTGGTGTTTGTGTCCCCCATGTACGGGGTGAACACGCATACCATACGGACTGGTCATCTTCAGGCTACCAACGGAACTCTTGAATGGGATAGGGATGTTGAGACTCTTACCCTTATCGTTGTTGACGGTAATGCGCTTAAGAGCAGCAGTGGAACCATTACCGCCCCGAATAGGGTCCGGTAGTGCCTCCGGTCCTTTCGAAGCACCAAACAACACATCACTACGACGTTTTAATGCCGCTTCTATCTGAGGACGGTTCTCCTTCTGCCAGACGTTGTAGCTTGACTTACCGTTCTGTAGACCGTACTTGGAGAGTGTGGCCTCCAGGGCTCCCTGCTCCTTTTGAATACCTGAGTACTCATCAACAAGCGCCTGCTTCATTGCGGCTGAGTTTTGGAACCAGCCCTTGATGACAGCGTCACGCTCAGCAGCGGGTATCTGTTGCTTGGCTTGAGGTGTCACACCCATCATCTGGGAGAACACGTCAAACACCTGGTTAGTGCCGCCGTAAGCCTCCTTGAGGAGACTGTAGGACTTGTCGTATTCCTGCTTGTTGACGGCTGCTAGGGCCTGCTTAAGCTTGGCGGTTCGGACTGGGCCTTCACGACGTAGCTTCTCAAGCTTCTCAACGTCACCAACAACGTTCTCCAAAGCGCCTGCCCATGCCGTACCTTTGTAAGCAGGGTCCAGGGTAAAGGTTTCAATGGGAGTGGCGTCGTACACAACAGCGTAAACCATCTGTGCCAGACCGAAGGGGTCAACCTCCATCTGTGCCATCGCCCGGTTTCGCTCAGCGTCGCCGTACTGGTTGATGGTTGAGTTGAGGCCCATCTGGTCAGCTCGCCAACGGAGGGCTGCGTTCGGGTCGTCAAACTGTGTTGCGCCTGTAATGCTGTTGGCGGCTTTGAGTTTGGCACGTTCGTAGTAGTAGTCCTCAATGGTCATCTCACCACGTTGAACCTTAAGGCTCAGTGGTAAAATGGCGTCTGAGTAGTTTTTCAGGTCAGTAATGACTTGAGCACGGTCCTGGGACGCATTCATCCCAGCAGCCGTGTACTTGTTGGTAGTCTCCAACAGTGCAGTGATGACACTGATACGACCAAGGTCGTCAATGCCGTCTACACCTGTAACGAACGTGTCCATCGCCCCACGTAACTCATTCAACTTAGCCTGACGTTTGTCAGCAGGCATTGGTGTGTCGAGTGAGGTTACCAGGGCACTGATGGTCATCATGCCTTCTTGCTTAGCCTGCTCAACTAAGCGTTCCTGCACCTGTTTGGTGTAGGCTACCTTTTTTTCAACCTGGTCCTTCTGGACACGCTGGGCATCGGCATAGCCACTTGAGGTCAGTGTTCGTATCTGTTCAGGTGTAAGGGTCTTATACTTCTGTGCAGTTTCGAGTACACGACGAACGTATGCAGGCTCACCTTCCTTGTTGATGAGGTCATAGGCGTTCAGCTTAAGCTGCTCCATTTCGGTGCTAGCTTGTGTGTACTCGTAGTCACCTGCGGTCTTGCGGTTGGCCTCCTCGGTTTTGGCGATGGCCTGCGCTTGGGCTTGGTTGGCCTCAAGTTGTGCCTGTTGGCGTCTGAAGTTAACGTTTTGAAACTGGGTGAGGCCCTCAGATATCTGACTGAGGTTCTTAGAGAAGTCAGCCTGACGACGACCAGCTACCTCAGCTATCTTAAGTGCGTTGTCGGCAACACGTTGAGAACCTTGGATGGTGTTCTCAGTCATCTGTTGGCTATTCTTTGCAATGTCAGCGTTGGCCCCCGCCAGAGTCCCAGCCGCCTTTTGGAGCAACTGGGAGCCCTGTTCGAGTGCTTCGCCACTTTGGTCGTTGGTTTGGGCCAGTGAGCCAGCTTGGAACTGGGCATTCACGACAGGCCTATCGACACCGATGAGTCGTAATGGCATGGTTTTTACACAAAAATAGAGATGGTCGCGCTCGACCGACGAACGGAGCGAAGCGTAGTGGACTAGAACTGTGGGTTATAGACTTGGGGACTTGAGCCGTCAGACGCCTTGAGGCTGTCTTGTAGCATGGCACGGTAGGCGTTGTTGTTCATAATGCCTCCGGCTTGGGGTATGGGCTGCTGCGTCAGGAATGACGACACAGGACGAGCACCGGGCATGGGGACGGCTGTGGGCATGGGGCGCATACTCTGGTAGGTGTTGTAACCCTGAAGGCCTGCGCCTAGCATACTGAACAGTCCAGGCTTGCTAATGCTTCCCTTTTGAATGTCCAGTAGCCGAGCATCCGAAGCCCCAGTTTTCTTAATGAGTTCCTTCTGGTTCTCATATAGCTTCTGGGCATACTCGTTTGTGCTTCTGTCACCCTCTATTTCAGCCAGACGACCAAGGTCAACACCAGTCCTAGCCCCCTGCATTCCTGTGTAGTTCAGGTCACGCTGTATCTTGGCGTTGTTGCGGTTGCCCTCAGCCATTGCACGGGCATACTCCATCTGGTTGTCGGCAGTTGCATCCAGTGTGTTGGCGTTCACCAGACCTGACTTCGCAATAAGCTCAGCCATGTCAGCAGCATACCCCGTTTGGATGGCGTCCATTCCAGAGGTGTTGTTGTTTGCAGACGTGAGTTGTTGGAGGGTTTTGGCAGCTTCGTTGGCACTGGCGTCAAGCATACCCATTGAACCTTGGCTGTTCTGAGGACTGACACCCATAGCGGCAAACAACCCCTCCATAGCGGCGGCTTGCATCGCTTTTTCGTCCAGGGCTTGACCTGCCTGCATATTGGTTCCGGTCTGTTGCTGGAAACCTTCCGTACTTGCGCCTAGGGCTTGACTCATGACCTGGTTTGCCTGTTCAGCGCTCTGGCCTATGGCTTGGTCACCACTGGCTTTGGTTTTTACACTGCCAGTTGCAGCCTGTTGGTACTGTTGAGCGTTCTCAAATAGGTTAGTCTGAAGCTGCTGGAGGTCTTGAAGGTTGTTGGAGGCGAGTTGTTGTTTCTGTTGGTCATAGGCAAGAGTCGCCTGTATCTGCTCCAGAAGTCGGTTCTTTTCACGTAGTGTTTGTTGAAAGTCAAGTTCTTGTAGTCGTAGTCGAGTCTGTTCCTCACGTGCAGCTTTTTGTTCCATGAGGGATGCAGCTTCGGCTTTCGCCTGCTTGCGTCGGGCACTGATGCCGCCAATAGCGCTAACACCACTAACGACACCAGTTACAATGGGAAGGGCACCAGCCATTACACATCTGCTCCTTTGTGTGCATATCGTTTTCCTTTGAGTTTTGCGTCTATCTGATAGCCACACAAACGGAAGGTAGCCTCATCAGACGACCACAACATGAACTGAAAGCTGTAGCCCACACCCTGTATCGCCTCCTTAAAGAGTTGAAACTGAGATGATGTGAGGTTGTCCACGTCCCAGGCTATCTCATCAAACTGGTAGATGTCGGCACTGGTTTCACCATCCATCTCACTGCTGTAGAGACACGATATGTTGGCGTTCAGCCTTGCTTTGCGGTTACGGTTGTCGAAGTAGGCCAGGATGTGTCGAAGGCGTTTAAAGCTATCGAGACGCTGACGACTGAACATCGGACTGGTGTAGATGCAGTTGTAGACTTGGCCTACAATGACAGCATTCGTTTCAGTGTCTGACAACACACCAGGAAGCATTGAAATAATGTTTCCACTGACGGTGTAGTGAACGTCTTCATCCAGATGCTCTCCATTCAGAAACACACAAACAGGAGAGTTGCCGTGAGTACCCTTCATTCGTATGGTGAGGGTTATGCCCCCTCCAGGCGGTGAGTTCAACCAGATACTGCCGTTGGGTAACTTACGCCAGTCCACCCCAGGTTCCTGGACAACGCCGTTCAAAGTCACGATGCTGTCGTAAATGTTGGACAGCGGAATAGTTGAGTAGCTCGTACGGTACTCCTGCTGACCTGTGTTGGTGGTGTGGGTTATCTCAGCCACTTCCAGGTTGCGTAGCGTGTTCAGGTTTGCCGTGGTCATGTTGACGTACCTGGCAAAGTCGATGAATGTGTCGTCGTTGTTCATCTTGAGAATGTGTAGTCCGCTGTACCTGGAGCAGCTCATCATCATTCCCGCCCCCAAAGCCCGGTCCGTATAGGGTGACATGAAGATGGGGTTAAACCCGTTTGGTGTGTCGTATTCAGTCCACGACCCACGATGGTTATTGTACACCAACAGACGTTTGGCGTGTGCCAGTGACTCCGTAGTGGGGTACCCGATATAGACGAACTGGTTAAGACCATCCCAAGCCACCCAGGCGAGTGACTCGTATGACAGGTTCGTGGTCAAACCAAACATGTCTCGGATGCTTTCACTCTTGTCTCGTGTGTCGTACTCACCACTTTGAGTAGCACTACCCAACGAGTAGAGGCCCCGGTCAGTCAGGTACAACACAGAGTCATCGGTTCGAACGACACAGTGTGGGTTTACCAGACCACGGTTTGAGACAAACGACACGTAACGAGACGTGAGGTTTAGCTGTTGACCCTCACCAGAGTACAGTCGAAAGACTGCTTTTCGTGTAAGAATGAACAACGACGACTGCCACTCGACGATGGCTGTCACGCGGTCATCACTGGATGACGGCAACAGTACGTCAAGCGCATCTAGTTGACTTGTATTTTGACTTCCGACTTGGAAGTACTGGAAGTTAACGCCAGGAGTGTTGGCATCGTAGACGGCACTAAAGGCCACCAGCAGTGGGTTATCCTTCCAACCACCAAACACCAAACGTCCCTGGTAGAGGGCTACGTTACGGGGGTGTGAGTTAGTTCTGTAGTTGCTGAAGTTTTGGATGCCGTAAGCCGGAACCCTCCAGCCATCAATGTCGGTCGCACGTCCAACGTTCTCGAAATAGAATGCCGTACCAACGTTGTTGTAGTTCTTTTTCTGAATGAGGTCTACAATAGCTGTTTTGGGAAGTCCTCGGTTTTCACTGTAGCGGTCGAATGTGATGTATTTTGCAGGGGTAGCGCCATCAGGCACCAGGTTATAGTCAGCGTGGTAGCGAAGCGACCAGGTTCCGTATTGGTAAGGTACGTGTGGGTTACCGAGCTGAGGCTTCTCAACACCATCAACATACACCTGGAAGTAGTTGGCTTCGACACCTTCAATGAGGTTCCCTCGGAAGTTAAGGGCACGTCCTCGCACAAAGTGAACAGCGGTGGGTGGGCTGCTGGCAGTGATGGCTCCAAACGTAATGAACAGCGGACTGGGGTTGGTTGTGACACCAACTACAGGTGTGTCCTTCTTGTATGCTGTGCCGTCACTGAAGCTGTACTCGTTTGCGGTTGCGGGGTTACGACTACCATTAAGAACATGACCACTGCCAGTGGTACCTGGGTATGCAAGAATAGGCCAGCGTAGTTGTGCGGTCCCCAACGGCTCAGCGTCAGCCCATATGCCCTCTGGGACTGCTACATTGTTGTCGGTCTGTGCAACGTGAAAACGTGTCGTGGTGTCATAAAGCTCATAACCAAAGTGGCGAATGGCTTCGACCCACACACCCCAAACAACGAACACAAGGTCAACCGTGTGTGCTCCTGTGTGGCTCGGCAGACCCCCAACTGTGAGGTTTCCGGTTGTTGCGTCGTATGTAAATGTGGGAGACACAACACGGGTACGGTCGAAGTAGACCAAACAGTTAACGGTTGAGGCATTCTTGAAAGGGGAGGCACTCCCGAACACAGTAGTGGTAGTGGCTGTTGTAGGTGCTACATCCAAACTGCTTTCGGTGAACTTCAACTCCACGGGTGCGTTGGCCCCGGTACACATAATGATGCGGGGTTGGGCTTCGGACGTAATGGCGTAGGTCGGTCTCACACGACTAACAGCACTGGTCCAGACGTTCTCCTTGGTCAGCAGCAAACTGGTCACGTTGTCCAGTGTGTTGTACACCTTGATGGCCAAGTCCTCTTTGGTTACTGTGTAGTTGTAACCAAGGGTGGACACAAAAGGAATGGTGAGAAACCCCTCAGCTATGGGACCATCTCGGAAAAGCATTGACCGTGTGCCCTTGCGTTTGGTGACGTTGCCGTTGTCGTCAATGTCAGCGTTCAGCAGCAGAGGACTGTGGGTTGGTGGGATATTCAGGGGGTTGGATGCTGTCATAAGTCCCCCAAAGTTATAGCTCTGGATGGCGTCTTCTGGCTGCTGTTGTAGTTGTTGGACCATCACACAACCTCGTTTTCAAGTACTTTTTCCAGCTCACGAGCGGGGCCTGCGAACGACACAGCGTCAATAGCCTTGCCCCATCTCTCGTAAAGGTCACACAACATCCAGCCATCCTTACCGACCGTTCCTGAACATTGTGGTGTATCGGGTAGGCACGGTGCGCTCATTATCTCGAAACCGCTGGAGAAGTCGTTGATACTCTCCTGCGAGGAGCTGTGCTGTGTCGGTGTCATCGAGATGTCGTAGGGCATAGAGATATTCGGCTCGCTTTTCAAGTAGAGGGATGAAGCGCTCAGGGATGGGGAATACGCCAGAGGCAGTAGTAGGGGGGATAAGTTCCAGAGATACATAGAACAGGACGGACGAGCGGTCGCTCGCGGTTGGGTAAGGGTTGACTAGTACCTCCCCATAACCGGGAAGGGTGAAATACATAGGAATACCTTCAACAATAGGCCGAGTGTCAAACACCCACGAGTCCACGTACTGGAGAAACCGTTTGCCGCTGGATGCTGTCCCGAACGCCACCCCATTCACCTTTGAAGCCCCTGTCAGAGTTGCTCTGTTTGTGTTCCAGGTACTGGCGGTCAGGGTGCTCTTTGCCCACGGCCATTCGGTACCCAACTCCACGAGAGCATCCCGCAGGGTATTGACGGCTTTCTTGGCCACGATACTAGTCAGAGTTGTGACCGGACGTTCACCCGTTGCAATGAGAATATTGTTAACTGAGTCGAGTAGAGTCGTTGTGCTGTTAGCCATAACAATAAAAAAGCCCCCTCCCATTAACTGAGAGGAGGCATAAGGTGTGTAAACCTAGTTACCGCTGTCCGGAGGACTAGCCTCAAGCAGCGGAGGTGATGATAACTGCGTGGTCAGGACGGTAGACTTTGGCACCGTACAACTGGGTGTTGACACAAATGTCAGACTTGTAGGTGGCAGAACGCTCTTTCTCTACATCAGGGTTTAACTGAACGGCAAGAGCAGCCCAGTCAGAGTGACACATAATGGCAGAGTAGACGGTCGTTGAGGTACCGAGTGCAGTAGGCAGGAAGGTGGTGATGGTACCATCCTGAGTCGGCAGGTACGGGGAGCCAGTCACACCAGGAGTCGGTTGTCCCTCAGCGCCGTCACCGTTGACGTAGCCAGTAGCAGAGTTGGCGGTCACCTGAGTGGACTTCCAAACTTCAATACCGTACAGAGAACCGACAACACCAGACGCAACAGGCATAGCAGCCTGGAAGTCTTTGGAGGTGAACTCAGGAATGGTCAACAGGTCGTTGTACTGTGCAGGTGACACGATGAGCTTACGGCCCTCTTCAGGAGCGTCAGCATCATCAAGTAGCTGTTTGGCAGCTAGGATGGCAGCGAGGTCGATAGGAGCACCGTTACCACCGGAGGTCACGTTAACACGCTGACTTGCGATGTTGTAGATGGCTGCACGAAGACCAAGACAGAAGTTGTCCATGTCACGCGCCAGGGCGTAACCAGCTTGCTTGGTGTAGATGGACATGCTGTCGTAAGCCGCTTGCAGCTTAACGATGTCCTCAACCATGAACGAAGCTTCTTTGTACTTGTCAATGGTGATGGTGTACTCAGTCTCAGTACGTGCCTGCAACGTAACCGGGGTTTCAGGCAGTTTGTCGTACACAGCCAAACGACCAACGTTCGGGATGTGCAAAACGTCACCTTTGCGACCAACGAAGTTGATGCGCTTCATGGTGTTGCTCATGACCATCTTGGAGTCACGAGCTATTTTTATCTCATCTGACCAGAGGTCGGCAATGAATACGTTAGCATTGGTTTTAGTAATAGCGCTACCAGTGTAGACGCCACCACCAGCGGGGAGAGCCATGTGTTATACCTTTGTGTTTGTGTTGGTTTTAGGTGGGTCTATGTCACTAGACCGTTCAGGTAGGCATACTGTATCTGGTCGTGGTAAGTAGCCTTTTCAGCAGGAGACATAGCCGCTATCTGTGCGCGACTAAACATCGGGGCTTGGCCGGACACGCTCGCTGCGCCACGGCTACGGTCGAAACGGGGGACCTGGGGTTGGGTACGTCCGCCATACCCCTCCTGCTCAAGCTTTGCCCAAAGCAGTTGAGCACCCGTAACACTGTCAAGACCAGCCTGCTCCTGAGGAGACAGCTGGTTAAAACGCTCACGAACAGCCGACAGCCGCCTGTCCATCTCGGACTCATCTACACCCCAAGTGCTCTGAAGCTGACTTAGTTGTGTAGCGACTTCCTGTTGTTGGATGTATTGAACACCTAACTGAAGCTGTTCTGGGGTGACTCCCATGTACTGACCAACCATTGCCTGGAAATACTCGTTAAGTTGTTCCTGGTATGGGGCCAAAGCCTCCGGCAGTGGAGGCAGGGTTGGTACTGTGGGCTGTTCCGCTTGTGCTTCGGGAGCGGTTGGGGCTGCGCTGTCCGTAGGACTAGCTCCTGGAGCCGTGGGTTCCACGACAGTTGGCTGTGAAGCCTGTGCTGGTTCCGGAGCCGGAGCTGCTTGCATCTGGGCCTTGAGAGCCTCAAGTGCTTGAGCCGTCTCACTTGGTTGAGACACAGCAGGAGTGTCGTGTACTATCTGCGCGCTAGATGCGTCGTAAACGTTGCCTTTAGTCTGAACGCCAGGGGTTAATACTTGTTCGGTAGTCATGCGTTATTGTTCTGCTAGTACATCTTCAGGACTGGGAGGTGCGGCTGCGGCCATGCGCGGGTCCATGTCACCAAATAGGCGCTTCATCATATCCATGCCACCGTCTGCTGCCATCTGTGCTTGAAGCTCTGCTGCTCCGGCTTCACCACCCATTTCAAGCGCGGCTTGCTCAAGTGGGTCGGGCTCAGGTAGGAGCGCAGCTCCGCTGCTGTTGGGCATTCCTTCGGGTGGTAAACCTTCAGGAGGCATTGCAGCGGGGTCAGGTTGGGGTTTGTTTATGTCTTTTTGAACAAAGCTCTCGTAGTCGTCGAAGCCGTAATATCGGACTATCTGCAACAATAGTTGGTAAAAGTCGATGTGAGGGCTGAACTGCTCTGGAAACTTTGCGATAAGTTCAAGAAAACTCATCCGCTTATTCAAGGCATCGTCACGGTCGGCTACGTGGTCGGCACCAACAGGACTCATAAAGAAGTCCATGTTCAGCTCCTCAGGCCCCACCTCGTAATATTCAAAGGTGCCTGGCTCCTTGCCAACCGTTCTTATGACCTCATCCTCTGTTGTGTACTCCTGGGCAAGGCGCAGTACCTTCTCTAGGACCAGAAGGAGGCTTGTTTGCTCAATGTGCTTGTGCAAACTTGAAAGTCTGTTCCCTCCGGCGTCCCGCACTGCTTGTACTTCAGCTTTCGTAACACGGTCCCCGCTACGTCCAGGACCAGCACCGATAAAAGCGCCAGTACCAGTGTTTTTATCAATACGTTGTTCAAGAACGGTTGCTTCTTCATAGGTGATGGTGAACGGTTGGCTGTGGTCAACAGGCCGTAAGTCGTCGTGTTCCGATACGGGGAACACTTTACCGGGTTCAGTCCACACATCTTCTGGCTGAAGAGTACCGTCCGCTCGCAGCGTATACATTGAGTCGGCTGATATTTCCAGGTTGTCCAGACGCTGGTTCGTGATAAGGTTGAGTTCGTGCAACATACCCAAGCTGGGCTCAATAGCTCCAAGGGCATAGGGGGAGCGCACAATGGGGATGTAAGTACCGACGACAAATGGCTTGCCACACCAATAGGGGTTGGTGACAAAGCGCAAAACTCGGTCGCCCAGAATGGTTACCACCACGTCTTTGTAGGTGTAACCGTCAATAACAACATCACCCCAGTACTCCACCAGTTCAATACGGTCGTTCATCCGATACGGAGCGACTTGAACACCCTGGAAGGACTTGAGTGTGTTCTTGTGACGGCTTGCGTCGTTGGAGTGGTTGGCGTCCAGGGCACCGTGCTTGATGACTTCAAGCTCGTTGATGTTCCCCTTCTGGTAGTAGCCTGTCCGCAGGTCCGTTAACACCTCAGCTTTGGTGCGTGCTATCTTCCGGATGAAGGCGCTGCTGTTAGCGTCCAGGGCATCGGGGTCCAGGTAGCAGTCGAACACGTCAAGCACCTCAAAGTCGGGTGCGCTGTGGACGACCTTTTCCTCCTCAATGACCTCAAACTGGTAAGCCTCCTCTTCAGTAATGGCACCAACCTTGGGCAAGGTCTTCTTGATGCGCTTTTTCCATTTCCGTGTCTCATGACGCCAGGGCAAGGCCATGACTGACCAGCCTGTGATGAGTAGTTGTCGTGTGAACATGTCCCAATAAGTCTTGAACTTGAGGCTGTCAAGCTTGTTGAGCATGTACTTCTTGACCAGTTCTGCTGTGTCCACATACCCAGGCATTCTGGGCTGAACGTCCATCCAGTCACGGTTCGGAAAGAATGCTGACTGAAGATAACCGTTAATGGTTTCCACGTTTTCGAACGCTTTGCCCACGTTTATCTTGTGTCGCCAGTTCATGTGGGTGTCACCAACGGACTTAAGGACACGCTTACGCATGTGCTCCTCAGCTTCAGGCGTTGGCATGTACGCTGCCCAGCACTCCAGCCAAGTCTCCTCCTTTGACTGCCGCGCCTGGGCAAAGTAGTCGAGTTGGTCACGGACAAACGCTGAAATGTCACTGTACTGTTGACTTAATGGACGGGGGTTACCCGTCTGAATAACCATAAACTCGTTGTCGTTCACCGAATGGTTCACTTCGTTCACCTTCTACCTCCGTATTTCGAGTTCCAGACCTTCGCAACAACGCGTGGCTTGCGTTCAGGGGTCGCTACTGCGGTTTCAACTACAATACTCATGGCGTCCAGGGTGTCATCCTTAATGCCCGATGCACCAAAGAACTCTATCTCCTCCATAAGCTGGGGAACCTGAGCCAGCCAGGTCATCATGTGTATTTTGTGGTTGGTAAATATGGGTTCAAGGGCGGCTGTGATACGTTCAACCTTCTTACCCATGTGCTGCGGTCGCCATTCTCGGATAACAATGGTCCTGTTTTTAGCACGCATGGCATCCCGAAGCGAATAGTTGAGAGATGCCTGAAAGCCCACGTTTTCAATGGTTACACTATGCAGCTTCCACTTCTCGGTCAGGTCCAGAATGTGTTGTACGGTTTGGTTTGGTGTGAACTTACCCACCTTACAGTCCAGAATGTAGAGGTTTCGCTCGTGGTCCAAGCCCCCTACCATCAAACAGGTGTTGTCAGCCTTCTTGGCTTGGCTGATGGCTGGGTCAACGACCAAGACTGGACGCACAACAACGGGAGTTACCAGGTCCTTAAACCTGATAAGCGTTATGTTTGTCTGTATTTCAATGGCTGTTGAGTGAATGTACTGGATGTGTTCCTTTCGTAGAACGGTGTCCTCGTCAGCCAGGATGCGGTTTAGGTATTGGGAGGCAAACTTTTTGGGACTACGTAGACGTGCTTTTATCTTGGCAATGACATTGGCGTTGAAGCGTTCTGGCCAGATGTATCCATCGCTGTCATCGGTGCCGTTGACATAGATATTGCGGCTAAACAGCATGTACTGGTCAGTGTCGTCGCCAAACTCTTCAGTGGCATCAACCTCGTGTAGCAGGTAACCGTAGTAGTCACCCTTGGCGTAACGAGTTCCCAACACAACAGCTTCGTCGCCAACCCACTCAGTCACCGCATTTTTGCCTGTGCCGATAGTTACCTCCTTGGCTGGGTCGATAATGGAGTCAAGGTCACGTACCCAGGTCAGGGTTTTCTCCATCAAGACTGGTGTTGTTGTGTTCTTGAAGGTTACAATGTCGTCCAAAATACCAATATCAAAGTGCAAGCCCGTGATGACAGTACCAACTGAAGCGGCTAGGACTGTCGGCTCTTTCATAATGTCGGGACGCAGGACCTGAATGGCATCTCCACGCCAGACTATCTTCTTGTCCTGGGCTTCGGTGAACTCCTCCATCTCCAGTTTTCGGTCACGACGCTTCTTAGCTGCTGTGTCCATAAGGGGGATGAGCCGTCCCTTGAGGTGTGGTCGGTTGTTCCAGACGCGTTCCTGGAGTTCCTCGTCCTCCAAATACTGCTTGAGTTCACCTACGAAGGCTAAACTGAGTTTTTTATCAGCAGTACCAACAACGACACGTATATTGGGGTTTCGGTAGATACGCCACAACACATAGCCAACTGAACACAACGTAGACTTGAGGTGTCCACGCGGCATTAGGATGAGTCGGCGTCGGGGGTCGTTCTCGCCTGTGAAGCTTTCTAGGCGCTGGGGAATAGTTAGGAACTCGGACAGTTCTTTGTGGATAGCGCTGAAGGCTTTGGTGCCACCACGGAACTTGATGAGGTCGAGAAAGGCCCAGTAGTCGTGGAGCGCATCGACCTTGAGTGATAGGAGTGTCTGGGCCATTTACGTTACTTCTTTTTAGGAGGTGTACTAAGTATGCCTGCGGCTTTCCAATACATCATTTTACCGTTGACTTTGGCAACACGATAGCCAGATGCCTGTAGTGCTTTAACGGACTGTTTGCCCACGGGCTTTGCGCCTTTGGGTGTAGCTGTCGGCCCCACGTTCTTTTCTTGGGGGAACGCTATCTTGGCTTCCTGTTTGTTGAACTTGTCCATGATATCGAACACCTCTTTGGGTGTCCGGTCATCGGGAGCTGGTGTACTCGTGGGTTCAACTACGGTTGGCTTGCCATCCTGGTTGACACGCTCAACAGCCTTGGGAGGCTCCTGGGGAGGTGTTACTTGAGGCGGAGGTGTATTGAGTCGTTCGTCCTGGTTTGGCCTCACCTGAGCCATCGTAGGGGCCGGAGCGGTGACGTTTGAGCGCTGGCTGTCTGCTCGAAGGAGCGAAGCGTTGCTTGGTTTGCCACCGGGACCAGCCCCGTACTTCTCGTACACAGCCATTGCTGCGTCATAGCTGGGGAGGAAGCCATCTTTACCAGGCACATACTTCTTCGACAACAACTTGCTGCCGGGTCGCTTTGTGCTGGCAACCATGCTTATACCTCGTCAGGAATGAACACAACAGGAGACTCGTCAACCTCTTCAAGTTCGACTGTGATATCGTTGTCAGCTTCATTCAGCAGGTTCACAATGTGCTTGAGCGCATCGTAAAGAAGCTCAGGTCTGTTAAGCAGAAAGTTACACAAAAATAGAACGGTCTTAAAAATAGGGTGCATGGGTTTACCTTAGTAGTGATGCGCCTCTGCGCGTGTATTCGGCTGTTGGTGCGGACCCCCGATGGAGTCCCATAATGCTTGCGCTTTTGCGGCGTTGGCCTTGGGCACGGAGTCGCATAAACGTGTCGTTAAACACATCATCAAACGCACGACGACTTTCGATAGACGCCCGTTCGCGTTCCATACCCATAACCCGTTCCATCTCAGCTTGGCGCTGCATCTGTTGTTGAATGAGTCCTTTGTTGTCAAGACGCGCCTTCTCCTCAATGGAGGTTTGGTCCTGCATCTCCTTGAGCATCTGTTCCTGAGCCTTCTTCGAGTTATCCATCTGCTGCTGTAGGAGGCCCAGTTGCTTTTCGTAAGCGGTGTTCAGGTCGATGCCCGTGGGCGCGGCCTGGGCTTGGCGTGTAAGGGCTCGTCCCTCGGTTTTACCAACACGGTCGTAGTGCTGCTTGCCAGACAAAAAGCCCCCAGCTCTGATGTTTTTGTCAACGTCAGGGTGGAGGGCACGGTAGGCAGCTTCGTTGAACGCCTGGGGTTGAAGGACCTGGGCTTGGAGCTGTTCAATGGCTGACTTGGGAGTGGTGGGGGCTTGGGCACCGGGGGCGCCAGCCGCTGGGAGGGGGGCTTGGGCTTTGGGAGCTAGCTCTGCGCGTGCCCGCGCCAGTATCTTATCGTCGTCGGGCCCATCGCCATTCCGCCAACCATACTTTGTGTACGCAAGCCGTTTGACGCGTTGCTCAAACTCCAGCTTTTGCATCAGGCTTTGGCCTTCAGGACTAGCCCCTGTCACGCTGCCAGTAGGGGTTCGGCTCTTAACCATGACTTACCTCGCCTTAGCAGTTTGTGCTCTGCGAGCGGCAATGGCGTCACGGCGCTTTTGCTCGTTGATGGCTGCAAGACGCATTTCACGCATGCGCTCACGAGTGGTTGCTTTGTACTTATCACGGACGGCTGCCAGCTTACGGGGAGCCAGGGGGTTGGCTTCCTCGCGTTGCCGAAAGCGTTCCAGTAATGCGAAGTTGGGGTTTTCGTCCTCGTCTACCGCAACCTCGTTGTTGTGGATAATGTCTTCACGTTGGGTCATATTGTTCGTTTCACTCACATCGTTGTGTACAAATAAAAACCCCGACAAACATCCAACACACAAATGGTGTGCGGAGGTCTGCCGGAGCGGTTGGGGAGGAACGGTTCCGGACTAGCTCACGCTGTCGGGTACTGTCCAAAGAACCTGTGTTCGTTTGCGGGTTCGTAGCTGGGGTCTTTGGAGTCTTTGGCTAACGCATGACGGACCATTTCAGCCTTGAGTTCGGCTACTTTGTCGTCACGGTAAGCGCGTTCATTGAAGATGTGGGACACAACCTTGGAGGGGTTGGTCGTCTCTTCAGCTTTGGTGGGTTTTGGGGACTTTTCAACTAAGCTCATAGTGTTCCTTTTGTAGGTTTATCAAGTGTGTCACCAACTACGCTCTGGTCCAATGTCGAGGTGGATGATGTTGGGAATATTGGGGTAGGTTCCAATACCGCCTCTCCAATGGGGGGCAATGAGCCTACGGAGCTGTGCTCCTGTGTATCCCTCAACTGCGAGGTCAACTGCCTTGCCTGTAAGATGTTGAGAATACCGCGCCCCACCCGCCCTGGAGTTGAACGGCTCTGGTCTGTACCAGGAAGTGATGCGTATCGGTTTACCCAGTCTGTCTCGTATTGGCTGGAGCCGCTTCGCAAGGGCGATGATGTTTTCGACTTCTTGCTTTGTCTTAGGTAGTCGAGGGAAGTCATCACTTTGGGCATGGAGGGCTTCGGCCCAGGTGAAGCTTCCGTTTGGGATGATGGGCTTGTCAAGGTCAAACGTGCTCTTGAAGCCAGATAGTTTGAACGTTCTCGCCATTTACCTTCGGTCTCCTGTTCGTGTTTGTGTTTAGCCATCTCGTGGGTTGTCCCTGGTGTGATGGTTTGGGTCGTCGTTGTGTTCGTCGTCAAATAGCCGTTCAAGGCGACTCATTTTGCGGCTCATAACGGTCAGCGTCTCGTCCTGTCTTTCAATGAAGTCAGTGAAGAACTTATAACGCTTTTCGTTGTCGGCTGCTATTTTTTGAATGGAGTCGAACGTCGCAATAGCTTTGTCGAAATAGTTTGTAATGGCCTTGCGCCCAAAGAACACGATAGCAACACACAACAAAACAATGCCGACTGCCCCGTTCTCAAGACCAGTCAACACACGCTCAGCTAGGTCAGGAGGCTTAACAGAGATGTCAACTTCTTTATTCAGTATTTGTTCTTGGTTTTTGAGCGACTGGTTTAGCTTCTCCTCAAGTTGCTCTAAACGGTCTTGCTCATCTACGGCCATTCCTCACATTCCTAACTCAGGTGCAATGCAACAATAGGGGAATGCCCCCGCTTACTTCGGCAACCATGCCTCAGTTGCGCGGCACTCTGGGGAGGTGACACAGAAGATGGGTAGCGCTCGAGGCCCAAGGCCCAGCCCATCCTCATGTTGTGTCCGCGAAGCGAAGACGTAGGCGCGTCAGCTAGCCGGAGTCGAAGCGTAGCAATATCTATATTGGCGTCAAACTTCGGAGGCTCCCAACGCCGACGACGTTTGGAACCGAGGCTCGCTACGCCGAGGTTCAGCCTATGAGTCTTTCTTATCAAAAATACTACAACACACACCAACTATCGTATTCTTCTTATCTTTTCTTCTAAAATGTATCTTCTTATACCAAGAAGTAAGGTTTACAAAAATGATATGGGGGGGGGTTAGTCTGTAAAGACAGTAGGTGTTTAATATAGCAACTTACCTTTTTTACAACATTGAATAAATAGGTATCTGGGAACTGAAAATACGACCAAAACGAACAGCATCTCCACTAAGCTCAAGTCCCCATACAGCGCAGCACTCGTCCCTCTGACCAGGGACTCGCGATGCTCGAACTTTCGTGCGTGGAGATGGGGGTTTGGGCACAGACCATTCTGTTCTAAGAGTGATACACCCTCCAAAAATGACTGAAACGTAGACCAGGAGCAGGTGGCAAATATTTTTTAGGGTCTTATATACATATACCACCACCCCCTCACCCCCCCTAGCCCACAGTCCCCCAGCTAGTCCTGCGGACAGCGCAAGCGCCACCCACAAAACCCCACCTGCCTACACCCAACCACCTCACAGAGAGGCTCCCAGCCACCACAGGGGACTTGCATATGAGCTCTGGGTGTGAGATAGTAGGGACATGGAGAAAACGACAGACGACAAGGAGAGATGACGAGAATAGCCTACCTACTCGCAACCGCAAAAGAACTGAACCAAGCTGCACTCGACGACCGACAGCCAGACCTAGCCCATCTCAAGGAGACCTACCTCACCACCATCCACAACCTGACCCACTGACCTTGACTTCAGACCACAGACCGAGATAAGTTAAAGACATCGAAATAACGAAGCGGCAACCCTTCTAAAACTCCCTGACCCGAAGCACTGGGGCACGACATCTCTAGTGACTGAGGAACGCTGAGCACCTGCTAAGCCGGACTAATGACTGCACTGGGTCAGGACTAGGATGCGCTTTGACAGTGTTAGGCGAATGAGTTGAGAGTTAGCAACCTCGGTCACTGCAATGTGACCTCGCTTATAGACGCAACCTGCGTCACAAGGAACCCAATGAAATACCTAGCATTCGCCGCCTTCGCTTCTATCGTCTACGCAATGGGTGTCACATCTGCTGCACCAGGCCCTGATACTTCTGAGTACCTGTACACACCTGATACGACGACTGAGCGCATCACACACGAGCAGGTTGACGCTGCACTCCAACGCTCACTAAACAACTAGGCCGACTACACACCACCTCCACACAATAAAGGAACACGACCATGACCTTCATCAAACTGACAGTTAAAGAACTTAAAGCCGAAGCCAAAGCACGTAACCTCAAAGGATACAGCAACCTCCGCAAGGCTGAACTTGTTGAGCTTCTACATAACGCCGACATAACTGAGATGGCAACACAACCCATTGCCAAGGAGCGCAGCTTCGCTGCTGTTGAGCCTGTTGTCGTTGGCGATGCCGTGGACAACGCAACAGTTGAGGCACCTCCTAGCTGTGACGTGTGCCACTACCAAAGCTCACCTCTTCCAGTTATCACAACAACTACACACAACCAGATGCCTGTTGTTCTCAAGCAGTACCTAAATATTTTCATCACACTCGTTACGCTGGTTCTCTGGGCTGGCATCGCAACACGGAATATGGCTCGTGCCCTGGCGAGCACTGTTAGGCGTGTTTATCGGATGGGTGGGGCCTCGGCTCAAGCCCTCGAACAACTGGGCGAACGGATGTTCAAACAATACGACTACTTCATGAGGTTAAACAGGTTGTATGTTATCCCTGTCACAGTTACTAACTGAACTCGAACAACAACTTACCAACACAAAGGACACCTATGTACGACAACAACTTAAACGAGCTATTGAGCGAGTCCAGCACAATGTCCGACGATACCATTAAGTACGATACCGACGCTATTGAGGCACGCCGTAACGCCCTGGTCAACAGCTTCACCTACAAGTGTGAGCGTGTGTCTGCCAACCCCAACATAGACGTAGACGACTTCACCAGTGACGCCACACACTGGAAGGTGACCCTCAAGCGCAACGGTAAACGGATGACTGTGTACTACTCACAAGGCAGTGCCTACACCGCTCCACCTACGCTTGAGAACGTACTGTGTACCATGGCGATGGATGTGGACTGGGCTGACCTGGAACTCAGCGAGTACATCGACGACCTGGGGTATCCCTACCACAAGGCACGTCGTATTCGTAAAGCCGTCCGGCACAACACAACACGACTAGCCAAGCTGGTTGACCTCAACGAGCTGCAACAGGCGTTTGAGGGCTGGTAAGGTGGATGGGGTGGGGCCTTGGGCTTAGCCGCTACGACTAACGCCTGAGCGCCCACCCGCGCCGTCCAAAGGACTAGCTTCTCATGTTGTGTCAAACAGCACCGTAGCTGCGCTGCTGTTCTCAGCACTTGTTAAAACTTTTTCACGGTAACCCACGATGAACTACAACCAAAACCAACGAAACATACTCGCGATATTCTATCAGGCCAGCACCAATGAGCTTCTGGAGGGTGCCCTCTGGTACAAGCGTGCTAACACAGTTGCCTCGCACATTGCTGAGACATACAACGTCAGCCTGTTCAAGGTCTGTGGTGTCATCGCTGCTCTGAGTCCTAGAAACGAGTGGACACGCAACGTTATTGATGCTGAAGCACTTATCAGCATGTATGTGTCAGGCGGTTCGATGGACGACATCAGGGTGTGCACCTATAACACCAACAAGGCTAAGGCGTGGACCATTATGCAGGGCACCGACATTGAGGAATGCCTGGGACGCAAGCAAACCGCGTTCTACCTCAACATTGCTACACCTGACCACAGCCATGACGTAACCGTGGACAGTCACGCCTACAATGTGTGGTTGGGCGAGTTCAACTCCATCGCCAACACCAAAAGCCTGAGCGAACGCACCTACAATGCTGTGTCCCAAGACTACTACTTCGTAGCCAACAGCCTTGACCTGCGCGCCCACCAACTCCAAGCCATCTGCTGGCTCGCTTACCGTCGCCTAAGAGGTCTATCCTAATGCACCCGAACAGCAGCGAAGCTGCGCTCCTTCCCAACGCCCGTCCCGCATTCGCAGTCAACGACATTCACAAGCACGTTGAAAACTTCGTTACGTTGTTTGTGTTCACCGATGACCTTCAATACTTCAACCAACTACCTAACAGTGTCACAGCACCCTGTTGTGTGTTACCGGGGTGTTTGAGTACCTTTGAGGAACTGATGCAACCCAGTTCTGTGTTTGATGAAGTCGATGACGAGTACCTTGACTATCTCTTATGAACACACGACATCTGCACGCTTTCTTTATCGCATTTTCGCTATACTTGTTCGTGATAAGTCCACTACACAACCCTAATAAAAGCGAGGTAACACACCATGCCCCTGAACTTAGACAAGAAACACCACGACCGTAAGTGGGCTGAAGGTACGCAAAGTGAGGCTGAAGTAATAACGTTCTTGAAGTCCAAGGGGTGGGCGGCTGAGAAGGCCACCCTTGACGACAACCTTGCGAACGATATTGACGTGTGGGTTGGCGATACGCCTGTGTCCATCAAAACCCAACACACAGCCAAGAAGCGTTACGGTGGCAACATCACCTTTGAACTGGAGGCCTATGACCCACGGCGTGATGTGTGGGTAGATAGCTGGTTCTACACCTCTAGGTCAACCGTCTATATCTGGCGCATTGAAGCTGAGGTGTTCTATATTGACAAGACACTCCTTCATGAGTACCTTAAGGAGCACGGCTTTGAGCGTGTGTCACCTTCCCTAACTAAAGGAGTCAAGGCCACTCAGGCACACAAACACTACACGAACTACCGGAACGGCATCATTAACATTCAGACGTTACTTGACGCCAAAGTTGCACACAAACTTGGAGATATGTAATATGCTACCATTGACCTTTGATGAAGTTATGACTGCGGCTAATGAAGCCAAATGGCAACTGCGTAACAAAGAATACAAGCAGACTCGCATGGACACACCAGCACCTACGTATGTTCACATCGTGTTTGATGAGATGAATGACATCAAGCGAGTATTCGACACAAAAGAAAAAGCTGCTGACTACCTCAACAAGACAGACCCCAAGCGCATCTGGTCCTCTCTTGAAACGCACGAGGTCCACTAGTCGTTGTTCTCAAACATTGCTAAAACTTTTTTATGGCATATCACTCGCCTGAGTTTTTCAACACGACAAACACAAGCCTTTTCTACGAGCTCACTGCAACTGGTGAGGACGAGGAGAGGGCGCGCGCCCTGGCCCGCAAGACCACAATGACCGCAGAACCCACAGTCACAAAGTTTCAAGCCCCAACCCCTTCGCCCAAAGCCCCAACCCCTCATGTTGTGTCGCCTCCACACAAACGTCTTGAAGTGGTTGCTGTTGTACGAACATCGCGTCGTGTGGACCCTGTCCATGTGGCTTCTCTGACCAAGCTTTCGACAATGCAGCTGCACTACCGCTGCTTGTTGTGTAATATAAAAACTCGCACATCTGACTCCAAAGCCCAGCTCATTAACTTATTGGTGAACCATGCCTAACTACCAACCCATCCCTGAAGACCAACTATCTCCTTCTGTGTTAAAAGCTTTGGACAAGCGTCCTCTGGAGTTCCCTCCTGAAAACGACTTCTACTTCTTTATCGACAACTACCAGTCGTCGTATTCCTACATCCCTTCGCTGGATGCCGCTAACACAACCGACTACGGCTTTACGGTAACCATCGACCAGCTAGCTGAGTCCCTTGAGGACGAGGCGAGCAACCAGTGGGATGTGACACCTAAGCGTGTTGGGACCTTCCTAGCTGAAGCACCTCTGGGCTTTGCCTTGACACACAAACTGCTGCAAGATATCGAGGTTGGGTACACAGCCCCTGAGTGGGATGCGCTTGGGCCTGATGCCCCATTCGTCATCATCAGTGGCAGACACAGGCTGGTGGGCATCCTAACCGCCTACAACATGACATCCATCAGTCGTGAGGTGTGGGGCAAGTTGCTTGTGCGCGTCGTTGCCAAGGTCTTCGCAACCGATGCCGACCGAAGCGCTGCGGTGTTCGCCGCCAACGGCTCGCGGTCCATGACCTCTGGCGAGAAGGCCAGCGTCATTGCCCAGTCCAAGAACGTGTCACCTGACAGCATCGTGAGCATTGCCGAAGGCGTTGAACAGCGCACCATCAAGCCCTCTGTGGCTCTAGGACTGGCACTAGTGACCTTTGAGGATGATACATCCCTGACACGCCAAACACTCAACCTCATCGGTTCTAGCTGCGGTTCACAGTTGGCCAAGGTTGGGGCCTTCAAGGTCCACTCCTTCACCGACATTGTGGACACAGCCAAAGCCCAGCTCAGTCTTGTGCTTGAGTCCTATGATGGTGTGTCAAACGTTGCCCGTGCTGCTCGGAACATTGGTGCAGACCTTGCCCATTACGTGTTGAAAGCGATGTCCGAACGGACTAGCCCAGCTTTATCTGAGAGCTTCAAGCCCTGTCCTGTAGTGGACACGGACCTTGAGTTTGTACCCGAACCCAAAGCCCCACCCACGAACGAACCAGCCCCTGTAACCAAGCGACGGGGACGCCCACCTGCTAAGAAAATGTGAGGTAAAAATGACCACAGATGAGCTGACAACACACACGACACGAAAACGTACGAAGGTAAACCAAAAGGATGACTACTACACCCCCGAAGACCTCGCTCGACTCCCTGTCAGATGCAGTGAATGCCTTGGTTGTTCCCTTTGTAGAGGCTAACAGTTGACTGAGGGTCACAAGTACGTCAACAAGAAAGCTACCTATGAGCCTTTACACTGACCTCCTTTCCAAGGTGAAGGCGTTGGTGGCTAACCCAACTGACGACTGCGTGGAGTGGCATGGTGCCTGTAACAAAAGCGGTTACGGCACGGTACTCTTTCGTGGTCGTCGTTGGCTAGTCCATCGGCTCGCCTTTTGCATTACCCATCAGAGGTTCATTGAAGATGGTCAAGTTATTGACCACACCTGCTGCAACCGTAAGTGCTATAACCCCGGTCACCTCCAGGAAGTGACACAACAAGACAACATTATCCTTATGTATGAGAGACGCAATGGACAACTCCCTACTGAAAGCAGCCACGAAAGTCGTTCTAGAGCAGTATCCAAGGGGAAGCTATGACGCCTACATAATGGGACACGTCATGCACCTGTGTAAGTGGGGCTGTTTCCCGCTTCACTACGAGAAAACCGGAACGTTGTCGTTGTTCATTACCATTGACCCCACGTTGTGTGGTGAACACCTGAAAAAGTCCAAGGAGTTCTGTGCTACACTGCTGAGACGTATTGCAGACCAGCTTGAAGCCCTTGGTCAGCCCGTGACCCAACTCGTCCTTTACGTATAGGAGTTACACCTCATGCCATACACATCCGACAGAGCTAAGCCCATGGTCCCTGAGCAACTAGTCCTTACCGTGTTTGACAAGGAAGGGGTGTTACACCTCTTTGGTGACATCAGGCCAACTCCCAAGAGCCGCTACCGCATCTACGAATGCCGCCACAAGCTACCCAAAGCACAGCTAGCCCTGTTCCTGGAGATGGCTGCACAGGTGAAGAAGTACTTCACGATGGAAGGTTACGAAGTATACATAGTTGAGGCTTACTGATGACTGACAACACAACCAAGCTAGCCAACCTTATCAGCTCGCTGCTTCAGGAAGCTGAGGACAACCCAGCCGAACGTCTCGCCATCATCACCACACTACAAAGGTTTGCCCATGAAACGCCTATTCTTAGCGCTAAGTACTCTGCTTCTAAGTAGTTCCGTAGCGATGGCTGCACCAGCCGAGCGGTGGCACCCCTACCCAACTGACATCTTTGACCTGTGTATCGAAAACGAAGCTGAGGACTTACTAGCTTGTGCTGACTTTGACACCGCTGGAAACGTTGAAGTTATGTGCCTCATGTCCCTACGTGACGGCGTCGATGACTACTGCCTGGTACCACTACAAGAGGAGCCCTCAAATGAGCCAAAACCTAACCGAGTCCCTGCGACAACAATATAAGGGCCAGTTGGCTGAACTTCTCAGCGACCGCATAAACTTGCACGGCGAAAAAAGGGACGCGTTGTTCGTACTTCTGAATGACTACATCTTCCTCTTGGAGAAGCGCCACTTCGGAGGCTACCAGGACATCCACCCCAAGACAGGCGCCAAGCGGGACATCCTGGCCCCGGTCCTGCCTCATTACCAGGACAAGTATGACGAGCACATGGAGCGTGTGTGTGCCTTCTACGATGCCTTGGAAGTGATGGACGGCAAGAGTGCCCAGTACGTCCTGAGTGTGTTCGCCCGCACCTTCAGCTATGTTGAGACGTGGCTCCAACTGAAGCGCCGGGGTCTGGAGGTGGGTGACATCACCAGTGCCCTGCGCCCAAGCCCCATCATCAAAACTGCCGTTACCGTTGAGCGCATTAACCGTGTCTACGGCTGTCGCTACAACACAGAAGCACTGTTCAAGGCGTGGTGTGATGAGGAACCTGTCAAAAGCCCACGTGTCCGTGCCAACTTCCTATCAAAACTCAAACACTATGTTGAAAGTCTCTACGAATGCGCCTTTCTTGTGGGTCCTGTTTCACAAGGTGGACTGGAATGACTACCGTAGTGTTGTTGTGTGGTTCTTTCTCAAACTTCGAAACATTCACAACAAGTACGTCCACGTCACATTATATGCTGATGACTGTTGGCTGGAAATGACCTGTGAAGGTTTGTGTGTTAAGGAGGAGCCCCAGCACGACCTACCGTGTGATGACTACCTCATGAAGCCCTTCGGTACTGACGAAATGCTTCAGATGTGGGACAGGGCTGTGGAAATGGCACAGAAATGTTATATGATAACAGTCAAAGACTTGTGGTGTTCCTTCATTGGCAAACCGCATCGTAACTACACCTGTGTTGAAGCTGTGACTGTACTGCTAGGAATGGGACGTATTGACATAACCCCTGATGAGCTGTATGAAAAGCTAGGGGGAGACAAACCACTATAGGACGACACACGATGGCTGCTGAGTTCCTTAAACACACACACTGTACCGCCTGTGGGTCGTCAGATGCTAACTCCCTATACTCTGATGGCAGTTCCTACTGTTTCTCCTGCAATACATTTATAAAGGGCAATGGCATGACACACGATGGGGAACTCACGCCTTACGTTGACTACACACCTCCTGACCTGGTACCAGTTGCACTGGAGAGCCGGAACATCAGGGAGGGGACATGCTCACGGTATGGGGTTGGGGCCAGGGGCGACGACCTGGCTTTTCCCTACTACGTTGACGGTGTGTGGGTTGCAACCAAGTTCCAACGACCAGACGGTACCCGTTACTGGGAGGGCAACAGCAAGCACGTCGAGCTGTTCGGGATGCAAACCCTGAAGGACCGTGGCAACCTCATTATCACGGAGGGCGAGAGTGACAGCCTTGCAGTTGCCGACACAATGGGACCCAGCTACAACGTTCTGTCCATCAGCCACGGTGCAGCCCATGCGGCACGTGCAGTCCGAAAAGTCCTGGAAAACCTCGACAGGTTCGAAACGGTTTACATCTGCTTCGACAGCGATGAACCAGGCCAACGCGCAACCAACGAAGTTATCAAGCTGTTCGAACCCACACGAGTCAGACGTGTCGTGTTGCCAACTGGCTTCAAGGACGCATGCGAACTAACACAGCAGCATCAAGCTGAAGCTCTCAAACAATGCATTTATCGCGCAAGTGAGGTTAAACCTGATGGCGTACTCGATAATGACGACCTTCACGAACGTGCCCTGCACTATTTCTATAACAAAGACGAACGAGAAGGCATCTCTACAGGTTTCGCTGGTCTGGACAGACTTGTTGGTGGCTTTAGGCCAGGGGAGCTTATCACTTTCACCGGAGCAACTGGCATTGGTAAAAGCTATGTGGTACGAGCCCTCGCTTACAATGCAATGCAAGCTGGAATGAAATGCTTTTACATTCCACTTGAGATGACCGCTGAAACCACACTCCTCCAGTTTGCTGAGTTTGCAGCACAACGCAAGCTTATCTCTGACCCCAAGGGCGGGGCCAACGTCCACCCAGATGACCTGAAGCGCTGGCTCTCAGGCTTCAAGGATACGTTACACCTGTACAACCACATCGGCAGCGTGGACCCCCAAAAGCTGGTCAAGACTATTGGACATGTCGTGAGGGCTGACAACGTTGGTCTTGTTGTGTTAGACCACATTAACGCGGCAACACAGGATGACTGGCAAAAGATAGATGAGATGTGTATGATGCTCAAGTCAACCTCTATCAGCCAACGTATCTGTATCCTGAATGTGTGTCACCAGTCACGTTCGGAGGGCGAGAAGCCCACCAACCCACGACTAGACAAGATGCGTGGTAGTGCAGGCATCGGGCACCTAAGTGATGCGGTGTTTGGCATTGGCCGCGAGCGTGACAGCACGACAACCGAAATAAGCACCCTCAAAGCGCACCGTCTTATTGGTGAGTTTGGGAGCGTGCAACTCGACCTTGACACAACAACACGAGTATTCACAGAAGTAGGTAGCAATGTCACGGCAACGCGGAAAGCGAACGACACAGGACGGAGTGAAGTACAAGAGCCAGTTCGAAGCTTCAATAGCACTGGCGAACCCGTCGCTGATGTACGAACAGAGGCGGCTGGAGTACCAAGTCAAGCACAGGTACACACCGGACTGGATGACTCCCAAGGGGGTATTCATCGAGTCGAAGGGAGTGTTCACAGCAGCAGACCGGACGAAAGCATTGGCAGTCCGAGCCGCGCATCCAGACGTAGAGCTCGTGTTCCAGTTCCAGAACTCGAACTTACGGCTTAACCCCACCTCCAAGGTCACATACGCATCCTGGTGTGACTCACATGGGTTTGGGTGGTTTGAAGGCATTCGCGTTCCTAAGAGGTATCTGTGATAGACGTTATTGAAGCTGAAGTTAAGAAGTTTGCCCTTAGCCAAAACGTTGAGGCACACGTCATGGAGGACCCCCGTGGCCGTGGTTATGTGCTAAACATGATGCATAAGCGGCTGACCGTGGGCAAGCGTAAGTTTGAACAGACGTATGAATACACAAAACACCACAACTACACACATCCTGTGTCTGGTTGGGACTACATAAAGAGCTTGTTGCCACATGACCTTCAGTTTGGATGGCTCAAACCCCAGTACAAAACTAGGCGCATCCCCTGGCTCAAGCAGGTGACGTACACTGGAGAGGTTGAGGTGTTCTACCCAGCACCTGACGGCTACGACTACCTAGTCAGGATACCCTACATTGAGTTTCCCCATGAAGAAGCGATGTGCGATAGACATCGAGACGAACGGTTTTATTACTAAAGGTAAGCCCCCAGATATCCATTGTGTTGGCTGGGCACACGACAATGACTCTGGTTGTGTTCCGTGGGGGCCAGCGGCCATCGCCATGCTCCAGCATTACTTTGACACCTACACTGCTGTGTTCCACAACGCTGCTTTTGACGTTGCTGTGTTGCGTCGTTATGGTTTAGTCATTGACGACTATGAGGACACGATGCTTATGTCGTACAGTATTGAGACAGGACAGGAGCATGGGCTTGAGGCATGGGGCGAGCGCCTTGGGTACGCCAAGATGGACTATCGTGCTGAGTGTATACGCCTTGGGTACATCGACGAACGAAGTGCAGCGGGCTTTGAGTTTACCCAACTCTGGGACCTGGACCTGCTCATGGCGTACTGCAAGCGGGACTGTGAGCTGACACACAAACTTGACAAGCATCTCAGTGCTAAGCTGGCTGAGGATGAGCGTGCCTTGGAGCTTTACTACAACGTTGACCTGCCGTACATTGAAGTCATTATGGAGATGGAGGCGACAGGCATTGTCATTGACAAGTCTAGTCTGGACCCGTTCTATGGCCAACTGACCAATGCCCAAGCACGCATCCAAAAGCGCATCACCAACATTATTCCCTGGAACATCACTGCTAAACCTACGGACTATAAAGGTGAGGGTGGTAGCTTCAAGTCGAGTAAGAACGTTGAGCGCTTTGGTGTTGACGTGGTATACAACCACTGTCCACTTGAACCATTCAACCCTGACAGCGACAAGCAGGTAGCAGCAGCACTCACGCAGGTGTATGGTTGGCAACCCAAGGTGTTCACGAAAACGGAAGCACCCAAGGTATCCAAGGACATCCTGGTGGACGTGAGGAACCCGCTCGCCCAGAACATCAATGCTTACAACAAGATAGGCGTCATCGTTGGCACCTTTCTTGAAACATTCAGAACCCAAACTGATGACAAACAAATACTTCGTGGAAGCTTCAACCAGTGTATCGCCCGCACCGGAAGGCTTAGCTCAAGCCGACCAAACCTCCAGAACTTACCTCGCCGTGGTAAGCTTGGCGGTGAGGTGCGTAGACTCATCTACACACCAAACCCTGGAAAGGTGGTCATGTGGGGAGGAGACCTTAACTAGATAGGGTCTAATGCATGGTGACATGTATTGAGCAACGTGGTGAAAACGGGGGAAGACCTCAACGAGGTTTATCCCGTGGGAAGCTCAAGCCAACCTGGACAAGTAAAGATACCATTAATGACATACTCAGTCACTACGAAGGTGACTACTCATACCACCAGATAGCCAACGTTATAGGCGTGTCTTACGCCACGGTAGCTAAGTACTTCAAACTGAACTATGAGCCTGAAGCACTCAAACAACGACAACGCAGGACACGTTCTGTGTGTCAGAAAGAGTTAGGGTTAATGGCAGGTAAACGGTTTGAGACGCATCACAACTGGAAAGGTAGAAGCCTTGAGCCTGATGGTTACTACTCGGTAGTCAAACCAGAATGGTACAACACAACTCAGAGACGGATACCTGAGCATGTCGCTGTGTACTGTAACGCTCACGGACTAGATAAACTACCAAGCGGGTATGTGGTCCATCACAAGAATGAGTGTAAGTCAGATAATGATATTGATAACTTGCAAATGATGACTCGCAGTGAACATTCGCGACATCATCGAAGGCTTGTGAACCCCTAACGACTATCCCTTCGGGGAGTAGGGCCAAGCGGCCCGAAGCGCCACGCCCTCGAAAGAGGTGAAGATATAGTCTGCTCTCTGTGGTAACACAGAGCGGGTTAACTAACCGGAGGAGGGTGTAGCGCCCCTCCTTGAACACAAAGGTTCGAATATCGAGTTCCGAGTTCTCGCCTACTACCTTGAAGAGTATTTCGGATATGCTGAGTATGCTGAAGCTTTCAGAGCTAATGTCGATGCTCACCAGGTCAATGTCGAGAAGTGGGGATGCGACCGAGACACCGCCAAACGCATCTTGTACGCTACCGTCTACGGAGCTGCTGCGCCAAAGGTCGCTGCCATCATGGGATGTACCAAGCAAGCTGCACAGAAACTCATCGACTCCATGCCTATCACACAGTTTAAGGAAGCGGTTTGGAGCCACGCCCGGAAGCACGGAGGAGTCATACACACCCTTATGGGCCGCAGACTTGTCTATCGTGGACTCCTAAGTAACAACAAGGAGCTGAGGTCACGGGCTGAGCGTCAGGTGTTCAACGGCATACTCCAGGGTGGCAGTGGCGACATCCTTAAGGACGTTACACTGACCTGTCTTGACACCATTCACATCATGGGTGCGCGTCTGGCCTTGAGTGTACACGATGAGTTGTTGGGCTACTGTCCTACTGCGAATGGTGAAGCGTTGTGTGACTACATGACTAAGACATTTGGTAGCGCACAACACATCGCTCCCGTTCCTATCGTCGCAACCTTTCACGTCGGACATCGCTGGTCTGACCTTCACTAACATGACACAACACAGTACAACTAAGTTCAACTTCCTTGGTCCAGTTGTGACCATCAGTCTGGCTGGGCTGTTGGGGCTTGCCTTCAAGTTCCCTAACCAAGCCCTCCTGCCGTATATACTGGTTACCAACACGCTCATTGGGGTCTACGCTGGCAATAAGAAGCCGGAAAGTACCGACGACACATCCATAAGCGGACCCATCGAGAACGTCGTGTTGGACCACACAGAGGCCTCTCCTGAGGTGTCAGCGCCCAAGCGCCGTAAGCCCCGTGCCAAGCCCCCCGAAACCCTTCTACCCCCGGAGTTACACGAATGAGTAGACCCAACCTCCGTACCCCGCAACTACTCGAACGCCTTGCTCAACCTTTTGGAGATGAGTGTGTATTGTGGTGGGGCTGTAAAAACAACAAAGGATATGGACATCTCAAAGTAGATGGAAAAGTTAAAGCGGTACATCGCATTGTTCTTGAACACAAACTAGGGGAGGTTCTCGGTCCGGACATCCATGCGTGCCACACTTGCGACACCCCTTCCTGTATAAACCCCAAGCACCTGTTTGCAGGTACCCAGACAGATAACAGCAGAGACATGGTAACTAAAGGACGCGCATTCAAAGCGCAGGGTACTCTGAATGCTCAAGCTAAACTAACAGAGGATGATGTCAAAAACATACGCAAACAACTGTGTGCTGGGACAAGTCAACAGGAACTTGCGCGTTCTTACGGAGTTGATGCTTCTACTATCAGCTTGATACACCGAAATAAAAAATGGAGACATCTTGTATGACATTTTCAGACGCTCTGGCTTTTACACTTAAATGGGAAGGTGGGTATTCAAACCACGTAGCAGATAGTGGAGGGGCCACCAACTACGGTGTGACACAGAACACCTACAACAAGTACCGTAAGGAGCAGGGCTTGAGCCCACGAGCAGTGCGAAACATTGAGCTTGAGGAGGTGAAGGATATTTACTACGAGATGTACTGGTTACCCAGTAAGTCTGGTACAATGCATGAACCCCTTGGTATTGTGTACTTTGATACCGTAGTCAACTTTGGTTTGGGTGGTGGTGCTAAGCTGATGCAGCGAGCGCTGGGCGTGGCGGATGATGGGGCTTGGGGGCCTGGGACACAGAAGGCATTCCTCAAGGCAAACAACATGGACACAGCAGTTAAGTTGTGTCAGGAGCGCATTGCCCGACGTTACGAGTTGGTTGCCCGAAACCCCCGTCTTCGTGTGTTCCTTAAGGGGTGGCTGAGGCGCGACAACGAGCTAACACAGTACATGAAGAGGTTTGCGTGAAAGTATTTGAACAAGCACGTTATGAAAGGGAGTTTGGGCCTGTGAGTAATGAGTATGGTATTGGGGACATGGTGTTGTGCGACTTGTCTGGTGCGGGGGTTCTGGAGAAAGGTGTTATAGTTGACTACATGCCTGACTGCCGCAGTTACATGGTACTGCTAAAGGGTATTGAGAATGCTGTTCGTGTTCGCGTCGAGCGTCTGCGACCTGAGTCCCAAGCCCCAAAACAACCCGACCGTGACCGCAAATGTCCCCCATTCCCCATTGGTACTCATGTTATTGTAAACGACAAAAGCATGTACGATGGTCTGTGTGGTAAGGTTCAAAGTGTAGACTACTTTGGCATTCACGCAGTTAAGTTAGACAAGTGCTCTGACCTTTATATAGGCTACGCTGATATGTTAAAACTTGACAGTGAGCATCACCCGCACCCACCCAAAGCACCTGAGTTTAAGTTCAAAGTAGGTGACCGTGTAGTTGTCCGAGATGGAAGTCATTTCGAAAACGACTTAGGATACATTACAGAGACAGACACGAGTGGACTACACCGCGTTGTTATGACCGACTCTTGTAAGGTTCACTGGTGCTACGATAGCGAGTTAGTCGCTGAAACCCAAACAACCAAGTCCTACACCTCAGAGCCCGAAGCCCCACCCACACCCACGGATGTCATCGAAACAACATTCACCGGAATGCGTCAAAGCAAGACTGACGAGCGTTACGACCTCATCCCTCCAGAAGCCATCTATACTCTTGCCAAAGTTTTGGGCGAAGGTGCCATTAAGTATGGTGACGACAACTGGAAGAGCGGCACACCCAACCAGCACATCCACCGTGTTATCCGCCACTGCAACCTGTACCTGATGGGCGACACATCTGAAGACCACATGGCTCACGCCTTGACTCGGATGGTCATGGCCTTCACACTGAACTACTACCTGGGTAACCATGACGACTAAGAACTGCTTCGACTACATCCTTCTAAGCCTTCTGGGCATCGCCATTGGCTTTGTTGTCATCGACATCATCATTCCGTACATCGCACCACACGTTATCCAGGACAGCCAATGAAGACCGTGTTATACTGGACGTTCATTCTGTTTTTGGGTACGGGCTTCGCCGCCTTTGCCGGGTTCGTCACCGCCTTCACCGCAAACCAACACGCTCCTGCACTGTGTACTGTTGAGGAAACTAGATGAACCTAAAACGAAGCATTGCCGACATTATCGCTGACCTGTCGAAGCCCCTTCCCGAAGACTGCCTTGAGCAGCGTAAACAGGGGGGCACCACACTCCACTATGTTGCTTGGCACAAAGCCGTCAACCTGCTGGACACCTACGCACCGGGGTGGAGCAGCGAGGTCACCAAGATGACGTTCAGTGACACACGTATATTTCTTGTGTGTCGTATTTCTATCCCCTGTCTTGAGGGTGTGGTACACCGTGAGGCAACTGGCACCGAAGAGTTGGATAGTTCCAGCTACGGTGACCCAAGCAGTAACGCTGAGAGCATGGCCTTCAGACGGGCGGCTGCTAAGTTTGGTCTAGCACTGTACCTCTACGACAAAGAGCTGAGAGAGAGCCTGCTGCCTCCCAAAGCTGCGGCTCCCGCGTCTACTGGTAAGCCGGAACGCAAAGGCAGCTTATTCAAGCGTAGCTAAAGCGTTCCATTGTTTCCTTACTAAAGCTAAAACATGACCATTCTGTTTTCAACAGAGTTCAACAGTTCCGCCAACAACTTCGGCTTTCCTGCCGGGGAGTGTTTCCAGGTTGGTTGTAAAACCCTCCAGACTATCGACGGTGAGAACGCTGTTCGTTTTCGTATCGAAACGCGCGAAGGCCCTTCTGGTACAGACCCCGCACCCAAGGCTGACCTAGTAAAGTCCCTCCAAGTGGGGACTCGTCAAGTCATCGGGGTGCGCTACTTCATTCCTACCTCGGTAGAGTTTAGTGGTGGTGCTTTGATGGGTATCTACCAGACGCACGACAACAACAAGAACCCAGCCTCCTTGATGGACATCTCGGAAGGAAAGTTCCAGTACTTGTCTCGTAACGCTTCTGGCGAAAACCCCATTGTAGACTGTGGTCCAGTCATCCGAGGCACCGCCTTTAACTTGGTGTTTGACCTACTCATCAAGAACGGTACTGGCAGCGGTACTTACTGTGATATTTATATCAACGGTGAGAAACGCGGACGAGCCACCAACATCGTTGCTGACGGTGACCCTGGCTTCCTACGTTCACGCATCGGCTGGTACCTGAGTCAGGTTGACAACGACCCCTCCAAGTACCCTGGCGATGTTTATGACCTGTTCGCGCTGAAGTACATCGAAGCTACCACTCTTGAGGAAGTTAACCGCTTTCTGGGTCAGAGTGGTGGTGGCACTCCTGCGTTGGTAATGGTGTCGCCTCCTGACGGCACTCTTATCAACCCTGACGAGCGCATCGACCTGAAAGCCAAACCTCAGAACACTTCAGTATCATCTGTTGAGTTTTTCAAAGTTGGTGAGTCTGATGTATCTCTAGGTGTTATCTCTACTCCCAACTCGAATGGTGAGTACGTTCGGAACGTTACGGTTGCTGTGTCTGGACGTTCCACTGACTTCTATGCGAAGTCTGGGACTCTACGCACTGAGAACGTAACCATTACTGCTCGATAAGAGCCAAACAGAGGGTAGCTTTCCGGCTGCCCTCGCCCTATTTTTAACATAACATAAACAGGACAACACAACATGGCTGACTCACCTTGGCAGCATCCCTCTGATAAAGCACTCGTAAGTCTGTGGGAAAAGAACAGCGACTCAGACAAAGCCCCGGTAGCTTCTGGCTCTGTGACACTGACTCCTGAGTTTCTTGCAGCGTTGGAAGCCCTTATGGTTGACGACCGTGGTCAGATAAAGCTTGAGATAGCGCTTTGGACACACGATGGTGGTGGTAGTCAGCCACAGCTCAAGGGCACTATCAAGGTCCCACAACCCAAGGACAAACCAAGTGCTCCGGCTCGACGCAGCGGTAGCGCCAAACGGTTCTGATAACTAACCACGGCGGGTGGGGCTTGTGCCCTGCTCGCCTTTTTTCGCGTGTAAACACAAATAAACTAATGCCTTATTTAACTGAGTTCATTGAGTGGCTACAACATGGGCGTGGTGACGTGCACATTGATGCTAACGACCTCCTTTCGTTCTCCAACGAAATGCATGAAGCGCTCAAGAACCAATACACCACACACCGCGAGTTCAGCCCTCTTAGAGTCTCAAGTCTGGGGAAGCCTGCTGTACTCCAGGGACTCGGAATGCTTGGCTACCATGATAACGATATCGAACGACGACTAAACTTCATATTCCTCACGGGTCATTACTTCGAAGCGTGGCTAGTGACTATGATGAAAGCCTATGGCATGAAAGTGGTATCTCAGCAAAGTGAGGTCAACTACCTTGGGGTTTTGGGACACACAGACGTTATAGTTGAGTTGAACGGCGCGCCACTCCTTGTCGAAGTGAAGACAATGTCGGACAGCTACTTCAACCAGTTCACAAAGAAACCCAACGACGAACGAGGCTACATCACACAACTAGCCATCTACAAACACTGCCTAGGTATTCCTGCTGTCTGGTTGTGTTACAACAAAGGTACGGGTGACATCCGTGAGGTTGAGATGTCTGACACAACATGGGCATTGGAACGCGCCAACGACATCATTCCCCTGTTGCGAGACACCCGGTTTGTGAGTGATGTGTTCAAGCACTTTGATGCGCCTGAACCCGTTCCTGAGGTGTTCAAGCGTAAAGAGACAGGGATGTACCTGATACCTCCATCCATGCGCTGGAGCAAGTACGCTGACGTGTTCTACCACATTACAACTGATAAAAATGGCTACAACAAAGACACACGCTATGTGACTGGTTACACCACTCCAGAGGAAGGTGAGTTAACACTCCAACAAATGGAGGACAAGTTGAGTGACATGTAAGTTATAATACGCAACAAGAAACCCCCAAGAGAGGCTTAACGGCTTCCCTTGGGGGTGTTTTTTTTTGTCTATATTATGGTCCGTTGTATATAAAGCATCCCTCGACGTTTACCGACAGGTCCAGGTTACTGGGCAAACCCGTCTTGACCAGGTTGAAGCGCAAGCCCCAAACACTTGACGTACTTACCGGACCAACACGATAGTTGAGTGGATGTGTCTTACGCAGCCAGACGCCAGGAGCATCAGCCGCCGTTGAGCCGTTACTTGAACCGGTGGAGGGTCGTGAGCCATCCAGCTTGTGTCCGTCCAGGTCGTAGCTCCAGTAGTTCGCCGCGTCGTTGGCTGTACCGTTGACCAGCAACATTACCCACATGTTTGTGATGAGCACGTCATGCACATTGTTGGGAAACGCTATCCGTTGAAAGAACCCACCGGAAGCGGATATGCGGTCAAGGTGAAACGTGAAGCCGTCAATGCTGCGCCAAAGACTTCCGGTCCAACGAAACTGTGTCTGACTAGGTGTGTGCGTAAACGTGTCACCCTCCTGCCGTACACGCGGAGCTGTGATGTTAGCGGTGTGACGGGTCTGACGCCCAACCACTCGACTTCTGACTTTCTTTTCTTCGTATAAACTTTGTGCGGTCATCGGTATACCTTATGTAGTCGTACTGTGTACGTGCAGTTACAGGGAGCTGGGCTTCCGCGTTTGATGAGTTGGTTCCGCACACCCCACACGGTTGTTGTGTCGAGAACGACATCGAACGTCATGCTGAAGGGGTGGAACGTGTTCTGGGTTCGGTTCTGTCCAGAGTAGAGACCTCCGGGTAGTCGTACGTAGTTCTTTGCAAAGTTAGCGCTCCGTATTTCCACCTCCCAGTAGTTAAGGTCTGTCAGGTTTACGGACGAGGACATGAACAGCACACCCGATAGGTTACGTACAAGGATGTCATGTGTGGTGGTTGGAAACGTGACCATGTTTAGGCGGTTTTGGGAAGCACCATCCTGGAGCACCGTGTAAAAGATGGGACTCTCACCCATCCACAACGTCCCGTTCCACACAAACGAGTCACCAGTGGGTGTGTGCAGAAACCTGTCTCCCACTTCGGGGTTGAGTGGTGCCGTATCTGCCTCCGTGTACAGGGGCTCGCGCCCCAACACCGGAATACGGTTGTACTTAATGATGTAGGTCATTTAGCGTCCTCTACTTCTTGATGGCGTTTGGCCATTTCATTTATCAGGTCGTTGGCAAAGCTGTCACGTGGGTAGCGCATGTCCTTAATGACCTTGTTTCGCAGCTTCTCACGGGCATACTTGGGTGCCACCTTGTTGTCCACAAGCCACTGCTGAACACGAGCATTGTCAGCCTCAATAACTGCCAGATAGTCGATGTTCTGGTGTAGCTCATCCGCCAATGCCTGCTTGTCTTTGGCACTCATCCCTGTGTCACTCTGCATTCGCAGGTATCCCTTCTCAATGGAGTCCTTCAGCTCCTTAGCTGCAAAGTGGTTGCTGCTGTATGTTCTATCCATACCTTCCGCCACATTAACCGGAGCAACACGGGCACCAAATGCCTGAAGCATGCGTATTTTCCAGTTATCCATCGCCTCCGAGCGGTCAGCGGCTTTGGCCTTGCGGCTGAACCCTGCCCAGCTTGGGGTGCCTGGTTGACGTATGCTGCCCTGGAAGTTGTTTGATGCGTTGTAGTCGTTGTTTCGTATCTCTGGTGTTCCAAAGAGGTTGAACGGGTTGAACCTATCCAGGTCCATGATGGGCTTGTAGGTGCTCAGCAGTTCAGCCGCCAGGGGTGGAAGTCGAAGGCCAACGATGGTACGCTCGTCAACGTCAAACCCACGGGACACAGGCATACCTGTCCTGGGGTCTACACCCGTAACTGTACGCATTGCCATTTGAATGAGTGGGTTGAAGTAGGCAAACTCCTCCTGGATGAACTCGGTAAACCTGTCAGCCGGGTTGGTGATACGACTACGCTTCTCCTCACTGGTTCCAACCCAAAGCCCAAACAGCTCCTTGGTGCGGTCGCTGTAGTCCTGAATAGACTGCCAACCATCACGAATGGGGTCGAAGTTTCGGGTGAACATAACTATGTGCTCAAAGCCTTCTGTGTCCTTCCACAAACTGTGGGGAACCTGACGTAGGTCTGACGACCACCAGCCACCCTCAGGGTTTCGGTTGTCATCGGACGCTAGGTCGCTGTTCATGAGGCGTTGGAGGCGCTCAGCGTTCATATACCCAGACGGGTTACGAATGGCGTGTCTGAGGGCCGCAGGAGGGGCGTACACAGCATAACTGAAGAATGGTCGTATGAAGCGACTTATCTCCTTGGTGACACGACCAGCCTCATCAGGTGTTGGGAAGTACTCGTCAATGTAACGAAGTCCCTCCTCAATGTTCTTGTAGCTGAAGTGTTGACCACTCAGAAGCTGTCCAAACTTAGAACTCGCGCTTGGGTCCATGATGGTCTTGAGGGCTGACCACCGGAACGCCAGGTCAAGATAAGCTGCTGTCCAGCCAAAGCCCGCATACATACCGCTGTTGATGTTCTTGAGAAGCTGAAGACCCTCAACTGCCGCAGCCCCACCCCCGTAGTTCTTAAAGGTCGAAGCCATGTACTCAACAGCACGCTTGGCATTCATGGGGTTCAGGGACTTCACCTTGTCGTCCCAGTCACTGAGGTGTTCGCCTGGCGTGTGGGGGATGAGGTCACCCTTACGTCTGAGCCGCATCTCTTTGTAGAGTTCCAGCTCTGTGTACATCGCGTTGCCATCGGCATCACGCCCAAAACGTTTGGTTGTGTTGTCCAGAACCTTGTCTGGTCCATGCTTGAGCACGTTAATGGCTTCAACCATCCGTGGCACAAGTCTGGCGAGGTCTGTGCCTGCACTGAAGCTGCTGATGATGCCGCCAAGGGCAATACGACCGATGTACCCGGTTGACACCAAAGCAGCACTGGACAGGTATGAACTGAGGAAGTCCATTGTACGGGCGACGGCGCTCAGCTTACGGCTGTCGGTACTCATGTCAAGGATGTCACGCCACTGCTTGGCAACGGCTGGATGCACGTAGTAGTCCTTGTAACCCTGAGGGACGGCAATGCCTCGGTCCTTCAGGAAGTCACCATCAAGCAGCACCCAACCCTTAGGCTCAGTGCCACGTGCCTTAACCCAACCCTCCTCGGTTCCACGGCTGATAACAGCTTGAACCATGCCACTCTTGCCAGCGTCACGCTTCAGCTGGTCAGTGTAGTACTTCAGGGCACCTCTGGGGTCGGTCTTGAACATCTCATTCAGTTGCTTGTACGGCAAGTCGTACTGGTCAACAAAGTAGTCAAACACCTGACGACTGGTCAAACCCACCTTTGAGATGAGCCCCTCGTCCACCATTGTGTCGAGTTGTTCAGCACTCAGTTTGTTGTGTAGTGTGTCAAGCCATGCGTTGGTGTCGTCCATCAGGTCGTACATCTCCTCAACGGACAGCTTCAGGCGGGCTGCTACGATGGCGTCGTCCTCAGGGATGTAGTTAAATGTCTCACGACTCTTTTTGACGGCTGCGTCGTATGCCTTGGCGTCGCTTGCGCCTATCCAGTTGTTCAGGAGCGTGTCTGCCTCGGACGCATACTGCATTCGCCGTGCGAAGTCCCCAGTAGGTACCCTAGGGTTGTAGCCGATACCGCTAAAAATATCTCCAACGTCAACGCCAAAAACAGCAGCTTCAGTGCGAACATCATCAAGGACCGATGAGAACTGTTCCGCTTCATTTACCAAGCCCTCCAGCTTATAGGGGTCAAAGCCACGCGCTTCCCACCTATCGAGAAACGCATTGTACATATTGTCCAGATAACGACGACCCCCCGTCAGTGGTTGATAGGCTTGGGACACACTAGGTATCTGACCGACCTCAATAAGTTCCATAAAGAACTCGTTAAGTTCGTCAGCACTCAGGGTCTTACCAATACCACGCTGCACCTTCTCGTACATGTCTTTTATCTTGGCAGCACCGCTGATGTTGCCTATCTCATCAACCATACCTTCAGCAATACGGTTGGCATTCAGGAGGAACTGACGCACCTCGCCAGCCTTACTGTACTGAGATGGGTCAATGATGGCACGGTTCTTGATGCCCAGCTTACGGGCAAGAAAACTCGACACAGCATCAATGTGGTTGGGGTTGACGTGTGCCAAGTCCCCAACCTTGAACAGAAACTCATGCTGCTTGTCGATGCGTCGCTGGGCGCGTTGGAGAAGTTCGGCATGGCGTTCGTCCGCTATCTGTCGCTTGCTCGCTTCCATGTGTCGCTTTAGGCGCTGGCGTCGGGCCTGTTCGGGCGTTAACACACCTTTGCTGTAGGGCTTGGGCTTACGCTCGCCCACCATGCGTTCCACGGCATCAGCTTCGGCTTTGCGTCGCGCCTTCGCATTCTGAACGTTGGCCTCGTACTTACGACGATACGGCTTCTTTTTGCGTTCAGGTGCTACCTTCGCTTCTGGGTTGTACAAACACGATGTGTTGGTCATGGGGCTCCGCAGGGGTCTGGTTCTTTGGTGTTCTCGTTGTATACCTTGGCGTCGTCAGCCAGGGCTTTTCGTTCGTTGGCACGTCGTTGGTCAACTTGTTGTGTTCGCGCCTGCTTCCGTAGCTTGTTCTCCACTTGAGCGCTGTGGTCAGCCAGGCGAGTTGCCTCAGCCTGAACAGTTTCGAGTTGCTCCTCAAGCTGCTCTTGAATACGCTTCTGTGCCTTCACAGTAGCCTCCCTGAAGTCAACTTTTGCGGTAATACTGTCGGGGAACACCTCAGCGATGTAACTTGTGGCGTTTACACGAGCAGTTGCCTGTTCGACCAGGTCACCTGTTCCGACCGGGGTTTTGGCCAACGTGGTACGAACAACATCAGGAACCAAAGCCGCTAACACAAACTCACCACCAGCACCAATGCGTGTCGCAACCGCGTCGTAACCCTGTTCAATGAGTCCTCGGTTCACCTCACGCTGCCACTTCAGCAGAGCACGTTCGGGAAGCACGGGTGAGTCTTCAAAGAACTCCTTCTCACGGTAGTCTTGGATAGTTTCACCAAAAGCATTCCAGTAGTCCTTAAGCTTGAGGGCTTTTTGTGGTGTTGTGTTTTTCCGTAGCTTCCTGGCGTATGCGTCAACTATCTCGTCAAACACATCAGTCTTTTGAGCAGCTTCAATGAATATGTCACGTATGCGGTTTGTGGGAACCTCATTGCCGTCCAGAGGGTTTCTGATGTTCATCTTGACCTCGTGAACCGTACCCACTTCTGACACCTCAACAAAGTCGTCTCGGTATGGCAGGTTGTCGTTGGGTGTGGCTTTGGCGAAGTCCTCGGCTACGTCAGGTTGGTTGGTGAAGTAGATAGCTGGACCGTTCTCGCCCCGCGCCCCACCCCTTCTTGGGTCGATAGCACTCAAGTCAACGTTGTCAACCTTAGTGCCGTGGTACCATGTGTGCTGGTTAAGCTCATATGGCAGTCCGGTGTATATCGGTGTTGTGTCAATGTCGCGTGGGCGGGTGGGCTTAAAGACTGGGTTGTCGTTAAGTGGTAGTCTGCCAACGTCAGGGTACTTCTCAAGGTCGTTTAGTGACCGTTCGATGGACTCCTTGATGACATCCAACTCACTCTCAAGGCGTGCCTCAAGCGCAAATATCTCCTCAGCCTGCTCGTCTGCTTTGATGAGTTGCTTGGTGTTGTGTACGGCTTCAGGTGTGGTGCCCACCAGGTGTTCTGGTAGGTCAGCCTGATAGCGTTGCACTGCATCTGCGCTGGTGATGTCAATGTTGCCCAACAGCTCATCTTGAATGGCCTCCATCTCGTCAAGGATGGCGTTCGCCCGTTCGTCAGTCAGGTCCGGTGCGTTGAGTTCATCATCCAAAGTGGTAAGACGGTCCTCAAGCAGCGAGCGAGTGGTGATGGGTGCGGGCTTAAGCCACTTGACACGACGATAGGCTTTGCCGTTTACCTTGGGTACGTTCAGGGCTTCTTTGCCAGTCAGTTCCTCCAGCAGTTCCACTTCGCCACGGTCAGCCGCCCTCTGAAGGGCTTTACCCAGGTTCTGTTTGTTGAATGACTGTGTGCCACCAAACAT